CTTTAAAATTAACAGCTATTTGGCCCCCAAAATCACCGCTTCTGTATCTAATAACATAAAATGTGAATGTATTCTGCCATCCGTTTTCTGCAGAAAAGTAATTTCCTGCGCCATCGGATATCAATATCCCCAAATAAAGGAATATTAATGCTGCCCCTCCTGGAGCCGTTGGCACTTGCATATCAAAATTAATCGTTGCCGTTTCCGTAGCTCTTATCAATACGCCGTTATTATTTAATATTCTTCCATTTGCCCCGCTTGAATCAATTACGATATAATGATCCGTTGTGGGTTGTCCGTCTGCAAATCGAGTTTCTGTGTGAGCGACCGCTCCGCCTTGCGTAACCCATCCGTCAGGCAATCCAGCTGGCGCAGAAGTCCATATATCCATGTTTCCATTTATCAACTGATTAGCCGGATAGCCATAGCGATAATAGGCGGTTGATGACGCTAGGGCTTTAGCAAAAGCAATATCGCCAACTGGCTGTAATTCTTCAGTTATTCCGCCAGCATTTATTTCGTTTCCCAAAACAGAACTAGCAATTGAATTGCCATCACTATCAAAATTCCAACAGAAAACCGGGCCTTTGCTTTTTTCTAAAACATTCACAACCTGCCACACCCCCCCGAATTGATGCAATTGCGAAAACCACCGCTCCATTATTGATCTTATCACCTCTAAACAACTAAAAGAATTCCCGTCAGTATCAACAAAAGCATCTACATTAATAAATGATTGGGATAACGGGCAAATCGCGGTATTCATTGAATCTTCAAATGTATTTACGGCAATTGAAAAGCCCAAATCTAAATCAGTCTTACCTAAAGCAAATCGTAAAACATCAATGTCTTTTATGAACCCTTTATATTTGGTTCCATCTTCTTGTAAAAACGGCACGCTTTCGAGTGTTCCTATTGCATCTGTGCCTTTTACAGATACTGGATAAGGTTTCGACGCGTATGGCTCACTACAGCTGTCAGGAATAAGCCAGCTACTGTGCTCCCACGCTCCAGATATAACTATTTGCCATTCCCTTTCATCGTTGGCATATAACGAAGATAATTCGAAATCACCAACGGCCATTATATTTAATGAGCATCCAGAACCGTAAATAGGCTCGCTTTTTAAGTCGCCCTTGTCTGAATATTCAATTACTAACGGCTCATCATCTTCACCTGCAAAAATTATACGGATGGGCGTAGGCACTGGATCGGTATCGGGCATCCTTTTTTTGAGTTCAATAAATATATCTTCACCAGATTTATTACAGAAATCACCGCTATAAATTGTATTTAAAACATTTGCCATTTATCCCTGTCTATTTCTTGTTCCGCTTGCCTTGCGGTATGATGTAACAATATCTTGGCCTCTAATAACCGATTCTGGTATAAGTATAATAGGCTCGTTATTTGACTTATTAATTATATTCCCATTATCATCAGTTTCGCCCAAAAGGTTTTTAAGCTTTGATAATGGCGCAACAACTTCTGGATCTGATTTGGCCCCAGCGTATTCACCCATTAATCCTAATGTTGGTCCAGATATAATGCCGCCATTTGCAAAGGCTGTAACTCCGTTGCCCTTTCCACCTTTCCCGCCAACAAAACTACCTATTGCCCCAGCAGCTATCTTCAATGCTATGCCAGCTGCAACAGCCGCAAAACCAGCAGCAATGCCAGCCCCTGGGACTGCAATAGCTAAATCTAGTTTGCCTTTAAGTATAGCAGCCGCTCCGTACTCAATTAATAAATCCCCAAATTGAGAAAGGAAGTTGCCAAAACCTGATAATATAGATGTTCCAATTGCATTAACAACGTCACCTCCATTTTGAAGTGCAGCGCCTATCGAATCGCCAATTGTTGATAAGGTTGATCCAAATCCTTTTTCTATTGTACTAGAAAACTTTTCATTAAAAGCATCTGCCTCCTTTTGAAGTTCGCTAAATCCTACGACAATAGGCTCTATTTTTAATCTTGGCTTTATAGTTAACTCGGTGTTTTTTATACCTAATAGAGCGGCCGTATCAGTTGTTAAAGGGGACAAATCAATCCCCCTAATTGACTTGGCTAAAATATTCTGTTTTCCAATTAAATCTTGAACAGCAGCTGAAGCAGGGGCAAATCCAATTTTAATTAATCCGTTTATAGCTTTCTGATAGCTATCTATATCCGCTATTCTCTTTTCATTAAACGTATCGCTAAAAGCTAAATCATTTTGCTTTAACTCAATAGTTAGTTCATCGATTACATCGGATAAGGTTTTTATATCTTTACCCTGCGGCCCTTTACCTATGCCGCCGCCAGTTAATTCTGCCCCTTTTTGAAGATTTGTATTGACTAGCTCAACCAACTTAGCCGACCTTGCTGTTCTTATGTTATTTTCGTCAATCCTTTTGCCGATAAACTGCTCTAACTCTGAATTAGCAATTAAATATTTATTGTTTATAGCTTGTCTTTCCGAAACTCTTGCTTCAGATCCAGACAGCCCTAATTTAGCTGTTCTTCTGTCAAATGCCGCTAATTCTTTTTTCTGTGCAAGATCATTTCTATTTCTTGAATAAGTAGCATCAGCTATTTTTTGTTCATTCTGAAGTGTCATTTCAGAATCTTTAGCAATCAAATTAGCTGCCGCTCTTGCCCTTCCGGTTGCGATAATTGATACCGCAAGTTTCTCGTATGCTAATCGCGTTTTATCGCCCTGTATCTGCTCAAAACTTATATTCTTAAAGTAGTCAGGATATAGGTTTTGTAACTCTTTATATGCCGATTTTCTTGCTTCTATTGTTAGGGTTAAGTTCCTGGAAGCATTAAATAGTAGATTTAAATTAGTTAGGTCTTTTTGAGCGCTTTTTGCCCCTTCTAACTGCGCTCTATTTGCTCCAGTTAAAGAATCAACATAATTATCAACCTCTTTTTTTGCGTCTTTTGTAGCTTTGTTTGCTTTTTGCTGATATTGAGTATAAATCGTTAATCCCGCAGTTATCAAACTCACTGCGATACCTAACCCAGCAGGGCCAGCTAAAGAGCCTACCAGCGCCCTGAAAGCAGCTCCATTTGATCCCGTTTCTGTTTTAAGCCTCTGAAATGATTCTAGTAATGGATTGATGTTGTTTTGAATACCAATAAACCCAAAAGGAGCATCTTGAGCAACACGACCTAAATTAGTCAAAGCCATTGCGGCCTGATTCGCTCCAACAACTATAGGCCTTGGATTTAAAGGTACAATAGGGGTATTATTAAACCTTTGAATAGATAAAGTGCCAGCGTTAAGAGCTGCCGTAAACTGAGTTAGATTTGTTCTGTTAACGTTGGCTATGTTTCGACTAATTGTAGTCGACATTTGCGTTGTGGCAGTAGCGGTATTTGTCGCGCTATTGGCAGCCGAAAGTAAATTAGCGACGAAGCTATCAACCCTTGCCTGTAATTCCGCTGATAATATTACATCTGCCATTTATTTTTTATTTTGCTGCTTATTCATAAACTTATTAAGTGTTTGAATTGCAAGATTTGTAGCTAATTTATTTCGTTCTTTCGCTTTTTTAACGGTTAAGACAGTTGGCCAAATATCGTCTAAAGTTGTTTTCTTTGCTGATTTAGGATCGGCCCCCATTGCAAACACCAGCCACCCTAGTTTCCTAAAATTTTCCTCAACAACCAATAAGCCTGATTTATACCCTCTGCATTTAATTTCAAACTGAAATGGGGTTAACTCCGCTAATTCTCTCGGTGATAACCCCATTTGTCCGTATGCGAACTCTAATAATTTTAAATGTTCTGGAGTTGGATCTATTGGCTTTCTTGGCCTGCCTCTACTTTTTTTTTACCGTCGTTTAAAAACTTATCTAATCGGTTTTTGAAATCAACACCCCATTTAGATTCGTAGTAAACATTCCACAATTTAACACGCAACTCATTGAAATCATCGTTTTGGCCAATAGCTTCAACTAGGTCGAAGGCATCGCCATACGAAGGTATTTGACTACCATTGCGCAAGGCATTGCAATACATCCCAGAGAAAACCAAATCGGTAAACAAAATACCCTCACTTGGTGCAATTCCGCTTGTAATATGCTTAAAGTAACGTGTTTCAAATTCAGATGCGGCATTAAACCCCATCAATAATTTAACAGTTTCTTTGCCGTTTTTAATTTCAAATACTCCGTTAGTCATGCTTATGGCGTTACTACGGGCGTGATAAACAATTCACCGATTCCAACAAATGTAGCAGTAACCGTGTAAACATCCTGATTAGGCAAAGATTCCGACATTGTAGAAATCCTAACTTTACCCTCGCGGATATAATCCTCATCGTCTGGATTAGCCAATTTAGCGAAGAAAACAGTTTTGTTAAGCATCAGCCCCAAAAGCGTTTGATAGTTAACTTTACTTGTTGTTTCTCCAACAATCGTAACGGCCTGCCCATCGAATGAAAACGACCAATCAATTAGGCCGGATAAAGACGAAGCGTAACCGCCATCACATTTATTTGAGGTTGTTACCTCTGCGGCATTAACGTCTAAGCCATTGGTTACACCGCAAGCCACTAATTTATAATTGGCTTCCGTACCTCTATCGTTAGTAGCTACAGCAGTAACCGTATCGATGAATAAGCCATAACCTGTTCCTAAGATTGGAGTTGACATAGTTTTATGATTAAATTTAATGCTAAAAGTAAACATTTGAATTGTAACAACAAAATTACTAAACAAATAAAAATATTAAGTATATTTGATTAATCAATTGACGGCATCCGAAATAAAGTCAATATAAAATATTTATAGCCTTATCCTGTTTAGTAGCGAGTTCGGATGCGTGAAAAATAGGTTAAGGCTTTTTTATTATGATAGGAATTTATAAAATAACAAACCATTTAGGTCAAATATATGTAGGTAGTTCTAATGACATTTATCGCAGATGGAATTTTCATATGTCTAAAATAAGAAAAGGAAAACTAAAAGTACATAAATCAATAGAAAAATATGGTTTAGAGTCTCATAAATTTGAAGTTTTAGAAGAATGTGAATATAAAATTCTAGCAATTAAAGAGCGTTTTTGGCAGGACAAACTAAATTCATATTCCGAAAACAACTTAAATGTTCAGAAAGCTAATAACTGCATTTATTTTAATGGCAAAAGAAAAAGAACAATTTTAAAAGAGCCTAAAAACTTTTTCCTAGATCTAGAAACAGGGATTTATTATAAATCAGTAAGAGAGATAAGCAATATCTTTTCAATAAAATACTCAACATTAAAAGCTAATATTACAAGAAATAAGGTTAACAAAACCAAGTTTATTGACTGTAATAAATTTTAATAATTTTAAATAAAACACAACATGAACAACTTAGAAACAGCATTTACAATTTTCGCATCATTTGCGATATTGTTAGGATTTGGAATCGTATTATTTGGTAAGCTTTATAAAAATAAACATACGGTTAAGGGGTATAATAGTAAATCAGTATGAAATATTTAAGAGTATTTAACATCTCATTGTGTTTAATAATGGTTTTAGGGTCAATAATTGGATTTGTAAAAACATTAGATTTATTTCATATAATATCTTTTATATGCTTTTCTTTTCTGCTGTACACAAACTTAAAAATAAGTAAATATGAAAGTGATTAAGCGATATTGTGAGGCTTGTAACAAGTATCGAAAACATACAAAACAAAAATACTTTGATGGTTTTGTTAGGTGTTACTTTGCAGTGTTCACGTTCGGTTTTTCAGAGCTAGCCAATTCAGCTCACTATAAATGTTTGCGATGCGGAACCAAAACCATAGAGGAAATGGTATGATTTATTTATCCATTTGTTTAGCAACCCACCTTTCACGTAGCCAAAGATATTTTTTTTTCATGAATGAGCATGCACCCAAAGGCATTGGATAAATTTCCTCTGCCTTTTTTTTTAACTCTGCGATATCCAACTTTCCAGTATTAACTGACATATCCAAGTGCGACTAGAATTTCCATCAAAATTAATGTTTCTGCTGCTTAATAATTCAGACTTCCAAATTGATAAACCATTCGATAAAGCCAAATCGGTATTCTTTACATTTGACGGGAATAGTAAACCCAAAATAACATTTGCAATTTCCTCGGCTGTTTTCGATCCTCCTTTGCCAGCTGGCCAAACAGTTGTTATCTGTATTTGAATGCTGTCGTTATTGTTTCGATTACACTTGTTAGACCGGGCCTCATTTGAAGTTTGATTTAGCAAAATAATATATGCCTGGCATCCATTGTTAAGCGTTACGATTCGCTTTGTATCAGTTTCCATTACATATTCCTCCCAAACACGTATAGAAGTACTTTGGTAAAGAATGTGAGTATCCAAAGCTTGAACTAGAGCGGCTCTAAGAGGCAGTGTTGTTATTTTCATTTTTATATCGTTAATTTGTTTCCTGGTTTATTCGGAATAGAAACAGCCTCTTCTGCAGTCATTCCTCTTGACATTCTTGTCATATCTTATTTTATTTAGCGATACTAAGATACGAAAAACCCCTGCTATTTAAAAATGACAGGGGTTTTATTTAAATTGTTTTACCGAAATTCTTTATAGCTTCTTTCAAGTCTTTTATAAATAACTCCTTATATTTCATGAATGCAGGATACATATATGGCTGGTTAATTATCGTGCCTTTTCCGTTTATATAATACCTCTGGGCCACCGCCCTCCACTGAGGATCTACCGTGGCCAGATAGGTTGCTGCGCTTTGACCTGTGCCCATTTCCGTCCAAATTGCAATCTCGCCCGCTGACCTTTCAACGAACACGGTTCCCGTAAAGCCGTTATTTGATAGCTTATATCCTATCGCCTGGCTAATTGGCACCCAGCTTCTACCTCTTGCTATATCCTGTTGATTTTCTGAGCCATGTTGTGTTCTTATCAAATCGCCTCCGCCAGGACTTAGTCTGATAGCTTCCATTTCCATGTCTCCGACGTTAATTTCCACGATTTCTTTAACCTCAGTTTCAAAGGCTAAAGCTGCAGCACGAAGCTTGCTTGCAAATTGACTGAAGTTCTGATTTTGTGCCATTATCTTTCAGGTACGCTATTCGCTATTCCGGTGAATATTATTTTAGATTTATAAACAAAATCTGGCTCTACGGATATAATTTTAAAGTCTTTTCCGCGCCATTTAACGATCATATCCTCAATGATAACTTTATCATCCCTAAACCTTACTTCAAACTTAAATACAGGCTTTAATTTCTCTTGGTTTGATTCTAAGGCTCGGTTTGCTTTTAGTTGTATGACAGTAGCCGAGGTCTCCCAAAATATCACTTCAATGTACGTATTACCCCCAGCCTCATCATCTTCATTTGAGTATGTAGCAAGCCGTACGCGCTGATTAATTAACCCGCTTACCTGTTTCATAGAATGAGATTTTTTGAATAACCATGAGCAATTAGTTTAGCGTTAGGGCTAACCAGATCAGCAACAGGCATTCCGCGCAATTTTAGGAGGTAGTCAACCTCTGCCAAAATAGCCTGTTTTAATGGCTTTGGTAGATTTTCGGTTTCATACCCTGTATTATATGTTAAAGTATAGATCGTATCACATTCAGCAGGATCAAACGACCACGGAGAAACATAGCTGTTGTCAATAGCATAAAACCAAGATATGCCCATCGAATTAGTCGAATTAATCCAAATACTTTTATCTCGGTAGGCTGTTACCGTATATTGATCTGCAGGAAC